CGACCGGCGGCAACCTTGTTGCAACCGATCTGCTGGCTGATGACTTTATCGAAGCCCTGCGGAATGCTTCCCCTGTAGTTGGCCTGGGCGTTCGCACCCTGACCGGCTTGGTTGGTGATGTTGCAATCCCTCGCCGCTCTGGTGTTTCCAGCACTTACTACTTGTCTTCTGAGACAACCGCCATCACGCAGTCTGAATCGACTTTCGATCAGATCACGATGAGCCCCAAGAATCTGGCCGCCCTGTCTAAGTACAGCCGCCAGACATTGCTTCAAGCCACTCCCGGTATTGAAGAGCTTGTTCGCCGTGATCTGACTGACGGAATCAACACTGCTGTTGATGCTGCAATCCTGAATGGTTCCGGTTCTTCCGGTCAGCCAACAGGCATTCGCAACACTTCCGGGATCGGTTCTGTTGCGATGGGCACCAACGGTGGTGCATTGACCCTTGAGAAAGTGGTTGACCTAGAAACTGCCATTACTGAGGACAACGCTTTTGGCCCCAACATGGCCTATGTCACCAACGGCAAGGTTGTTGGCGGACTGAAGAAACTTCGTGCAGGTGGTTCAGCCGCTGGCGATGGTGCTTTCCTTTACAACTCGGATCTTTCCGCTATTGGTCGTGGCCCAACGCCTTTGACCCTTAACGGTTATCCCTTGGCAATGACAAACGCTGTTCCTTCTAACTTGACGAAGGGTTCTGCTTCCAGCGTTTGTTCTGCCATGGTTGCTGGCGACTTCAGCCAAGCCATGATTGGTTTCTACGGCAACGGCCTAGAAATCACAGTTGGCACTGACTCTGATGACTTCGCCAAGGCTCTTACATCAGTTCGCGGCATCCTCACATTTGATGTTGCCGTAAGACAGGCCAGCGCATTTGCTGCAATTTCTGACATCACCACCGCTTGATGATTACCGGGGCCGGAAACGGCCCCCTTTTTTTATGAAAGTCACTTGTACTAACGCAGTCATGGCTAGCGGCCAAGCCCTTGAGGCTGGTCAAAGCTATGAATTAAGCGACGCCGATGGTGATCTTTTGATCCGCATGGGTAAGGCCGTAAAGGCTTCTGACGAGGCACCAAAGCCAAAAGCAAAACGCAAACCAAAAGCTGATGCCGCTAGCTGATTTTCTTACAACTGATCTCGGCGTGTTCCTTGATGATCCTTTTGCTGTTGCTGCAACTGCAGGATCTACGACAGCAAATGTGATCCTTGACCAGCCGGGCGAAGTGTTGGCAAACGGCATGGTCTTAAGCACTGATTACACAGCGACGGCAAAGGCTTCCGATTTTGGGTCTCTTTTAAGAGGCGATGCCATCACCGTTGATTCTGTCGGTTACACGGTTCGTGAAGTGCGGCCAATTGATGATGGTTTGCTTGTAGAAATCTCACTACAGAAAACATGACCACCAAGCGCGAATCAATTCTTGCGGACATTGCCACAAGCCTTGCCGGGACTGTGCAGGTTGGCTCGCGCATTTACAGAAGCCGTGTTGAGGCAATTGCTAGGGCTGAAAGCCCTGCCATTGTCATTGAACCAATCAGTGACGATCCTGAATACAGCCTGAGGCTTGATCGTCTTGATTGGCGTTTGTCAGTAAGGATTTCTGTCATTGTTAGGTCTTCTCTCCCTGACCAGGCAGCGGATCCAATTGTTGATGACATACACAGCAAAATTACAGCGGACAACACCTTGGGTGGCTACGCATTGGACATTGAACCAAGAACGGTTGGATTTGAAATTATTGAGGCCGATCAGCCCGCTGGCGTGATCTCAATGAATTATCTGATTAAATATCGAACAACTGTTACAGACTTGTCGGCTGGGTAGAGAGGCTAAAATAAAAGCAAGTGCTTTTTCTTGACTTCTAATGGCAAAGCTCACCCGGAGGCAGCTCATTGTGGTGGCTGCCGAATCTACTTACAACTCTGANGCGACACCTGCCGGAACTGATGCGGTCTTGGTTCGCAACATTGATTTTACGCCAATTCAGGCNGACACCGTTAGCCGCGATTTGATCCGTGANTATCTAGGCAACAGTGATCAACTGCTAGGCAACAGTCGGGTTGAACTTTCGTTTGAGGTTGAGTTTGCTGGCTCTGGAACGGCTGGCACAGCTCCAAAATATGACGCTCTTTTGAAGTCTTGCGGGCTTGCTTCCACCGTTGCGGCAAACACTAGCGTCACTTACGCACCTGTCTCAACAGGGTTTGGCAGCAGCACGATTTATGTTTTTGCTGATGGCATCCGCCATAAAATGACCGGCTGCCGTGGGACGTTCAGCATCAACGCCAATGTTGGCGAGATTCCAGTTGTTAATTTCACAATGACTGGTAACTATGGAGCCCCCACCGACACGGCATCGCCTAGCACCACGTACAGCAATCAGGACACCCCCAAAATCTTCAAAGCTGGCAACACAACTAGCCTTTCTGTTCTGAGTTATGCGGCATCGCTGGAATCATTCAGTTTTGACATTGCCAACGAGGTTGTGTTCCGTGAGTTGGTGGGCAGTACCAAGTCCGTTAATATCACAAACCGTGCCCCGGCTGGGGAGTGTGTGATTGAACTTCCAACGCTTGCGCAAAAGGATTATTTCACTGCCGCCACCAGTAACACGACCGGTTCGATCTCATTCCAGCATGGTCAAGATGCTGGCAACATCATCACATTTACTGCATCCACTTGCGACATTGGGAACCCTTCTTACAGCGATTCTGATGGCATAATGATGCTTAACCTCCCCTATGTTGCAGTTCCAAGCAGCGCAGGCAACAATGAGGTTTCCCTTGCTTACACCTAATGGCCTTTGTCCTTAAAGCTTCTGATTCATATACCTGGCCTGTCGTTTTTCGGCAGCCAGGGAATGGGGGCAAAAGGGTAAGGTCTGATTTTGTTGCTGAGTTTGCGCGTTTATCTCAAACGAGAATTGCTGAAATTCAAGAGCAAGCTCAAAAACGGTCTGATGGAGACGAAAGCCAATCGATCAGCGACATTTCAGTGGCTGATGAAGTATTGGTTGGATGGGAAGGCATCCAAGACGGCGATGGCGAAGAGGTGCCCTACAGCTCTGCCATGAAAGCAAAGTTGCTGGATGTGCCGATGTTGGCTGCAACAATTATCGAAGCTTATTTTCTTTCCTTGGTTGAGGAGAAAAGAAAAAACTGATTGGCGCCGCTGATTATTGGGCCGGTGGCGCAGTTGTTGACGAAACGGCAGAGCACGCCAAAGCTCTGGGGATTGAGATTTTGGATGATGCTGAACCGATCGAACACTTTGAAGTGATCCCATCGGCATGGCCTGCCGTTTCTTTGTTCCTTAAAGTCCAGACCCAATGGCGCACAGCAATGGGCGCATTGATTGGTTTTGATTATTCGGCAGTGCGTTGGTGCGTTGAACTGATGGGTTTTGAGGATCCCTTGGCGGTACTAGATGACCTGCAGGTCATTGAAGGTAGACTGATCGAGACACTAAACAAGCGCGAGAAATAATGGCTCTCGACATGGCAACGTCTTTAACTATTAAGGCGAATGTCGTCGGAGAACAGGAGCTTGCGGGATTGCGCAAGGGTCTTGGCGGAGTAGAGAAGGCAAGTAATAGAACAAGCACAGCTATGACGCGGCTACAGCAAACATCAGGCAGGGCGATCAATGCTTTGCGTGGTTTTGTTGGTGTTGTTGCCGTTGCTGGTTTGGCAAGATTTGCAAAAGGCGGCTTGGATGCGGCCGATGCAATGTCAAAGTTGTCTCAGAGAACGGGTATCGCAGCGCCGTCACTTGATAAATTCCGCAAGGTGGCAGAGCTAAGCGACACCAGCATTCAAAGCCTAGAACGTGCGTTTCCTGCATTGACTAAAAACATGGATATGGCAGCCCAAAAAGGTAAGGGGCCAGCCTTTGAAGCATTCGAGCGCCTTGGCGTTTCTGTCAGAAACGTTGATGGAAGTTTAAGAGAGGCTGATGATGTGTTTCTAGATATTTCAGATCGGTTTGAGGGGATGGCTGATGGATCAGAAAAGGCGGCGCTTGCGTCTGCTGTTTTTGGCACCCGGATTGGTTCTGAATTAATCCCGCTTTTAAATGCTGGCGGTGATGCTGTGCGCAATATGAGCACAGCAATGACTCAAGAGTTTGCAGACAGAGCGGCACTATTTAACGATTCTTTGACGACAATGCAGAATAGGCTTAGGGATTTAGGTGTTGAAATTTTAACTTCTGACGCTTTCCAAACTCTTTTGGGTGCGATAGAAGGTTTGATCAATGCTTTCTTGAAGCTGCCAGGACCAATTCAGACGATGATCATATCGGTCACACTCTTGGGGGGCGCTTTTCTTGTGTTATCTCCTTTGATTGGCGGCGCTGTAACCCTTTTG